GATTGAGTTGTTACCACGTTATGCAAAACGGTTTGATTTTGACATTGTATCTATAGCGTATGCAATGGCAGATAAAACATTAACTGAGATTGAAAGGACTAAAAAATGAACGATGATTTTTATTACCAGCATTCGTTAAGCGATTGGTTTTTTAGCTTATGCGTAGCTGTTGGTTCGGTAACTGTACTATTGATTACATTGGCGGTAACGCTATGAGCGAAATACCAAAATTCGGGTGCGTTAACCACGACTGTGATAAATGCCAAGCACTTGAGCAGCCAGCCCGTGAGTGGGTTGGGTTGACGGATGAGGATTTGGAATTCTGGACTGAAGAATTAGGCCAAGGCGAGTTGGGCAGGGGTGTGCTTTGCGCAGTGGCCGAGCATTTAAAGGAGAAAAACACATGACACATAAAGAAACACTTGAATACGCAAGTTTTGTAGTTCTTACAGACCTAGTAAAACGGTTGCAAGAACACTCTAAAACTACTGCAAACTTAAACCTTGCTTGTGACCTATCAATGGCCGCAGACTTGATTAAAAATCTTTTAAACACAACCACAGATGATTACAAATGACTACAAATTATGAACGTACAGCCAATTGGCTTAATGCTTGCGGTAAAAAACCAAACCAAGTTAATTTATCCGTACAGATTGGGTGCCATTTGGAAGAATTTTGCGAATTCTTAGATACCTTGCGTAGCGATAGTGAAGGTTGCCATTTGTTATTGCAAAGAACATTGCTTGACCTTCAATGGTATGCGGGAAAGCTAAAGCGCCAAGAGCAATTTGTTTACATTCCGCAGCACACTAAAGAAGAAGCGTTAGACGCGCTTTGCGACACCGAAGTAACTGGCAATGGTGTTGCCTACCTTGCGGGATTTAACAAGCCAGCAGCCGATGAAGCAGTTTTAACCAGCAATGAAGCCAAGCTGGTTGATGGTAAGCCAGTAATTTTAGAAGGCGGGAAAATTGGCAAACCCGAAGGTTGGAAAGCGCCAAATTTACGGGGTTTTATATGATTGAAATTAACATTAACCGCGAAGGCCCATGCGCTAAAGCGTTTCATTGCATGGTTCCATCTACACGTTATGCAAAAAATGCACAGTGGGCAAAGGGTAAAGAACTTTGGGTTTCTGATGATCGGGTATTTGTAAAAGTAAAAATTGCAATGCCAAGTTTAAATGAAGAAATTGAAAAATACTGCAAAGCTTACGACATGAAGAAAACCTACTTCATGGAGTGCATTACTGGCACGTTGTACTTTGAAGATGGCAGGTGTATGTCATCGGGACAAATGCCAAAACGTAAATTTGTGCGTGATGACAAGTTAGGTTCTAAATTATTATCAGAGAAAGTTGCACAATGAAAATTCAAATTGGTGGCGATCATTACATGAAATTAAAAATACAACCAGTGGAATTTATTTACAAAAACGGCATTAGCTACATAGAGGGCAACATCATAAAGTATGTGGTTCGGTGGCGTGATAAAGGCGGTATTGACGACCTTCGCAAAGCTAGGCATTACTTGGATATGTTAATTGAAATGGAATCAAAATGTACGGTTCAAATCGCCCGTTAATTTTTTGCGCTAGATGCGAAACAAAAAGAGTACCAGAAGGCGGTATTTTTACCAACCCTAGAAAATGGATATGTGCAAATTGCTGGAGGAAAAAATGAGAAAACGCCCATCATCACTGTATAGCCTTATGGATGAGTTAATGGCTAGTGCCACTGAACCAATGCCAAAAACCAAGCAACGTTATCAATTAACCCGAATGTATGAAGGCTTACGCGCTATGGAAGTAGCGCCAGAGCCGACTGTGGATGACTGGCGCGTGGTATCGGATGCCGTCAATTTGATGGAAACGCTAATTTATGAAATGAAAATTTGCGAAGATACAAACGGTTTATTAAAGGACGCTATGAAGGCATTAGAAGCCGCTGGAAACCGTTCAATCAACGGTAAAGGTATTCGACTAGATGCCAATGGAATAACGGCTGTACGGTCGATTCTTGAGGACTACGCCGCTTTAATAGAAGTAATCCCACATCGAACAATGGTGAATTGCCATAGGCTAACTGAAAAGCGCCTATGGGCAATTATTGAAGGCAAACGTAAACCCCACGACATACATATTTCTAAGCAACTAGCCCAGTCAAATAAATAGTCTTACCTTCTTTTTTCATAGCGGTTAAAGCCTGATTTCTTAGGCTTTTAGGGTCATACGACACATGAACCCACCCGCTATTGGGTTGCCCCATTGTGTAAAACTCTAAAATTACTTGCGTAAATTTTAGGTTGCTCAGTATCCATGTGGCTAAATCAAAATTAGAAGTGCCAGGCACTTCAATGTCAACTGCAAAGCCTTGGCAATGGTCGGACGTTTTAGCGCCGCCAACAGCAGCGTTAACCGCATTACTGCGGAAGCCACTTGATACCTTTACTGGTGTGCCGTAATGCTCTCGAATTGGTTGCAATACGTTAATTGCCAATTCCCGCAAGTTGTTAATTACGCCTTGTGATGGCGTATTGTCCAAGCCTAAACGTAAAGCGGCATCACTTTTAACCAGTTCTAGCAACGTAAAATTTTCACTAAGTTTCATTTTTTTGACCTTAAATCTGCAAGTTTTTCTACGGTACGACCACCAAAATAAGCCAAGAAAATAATCTGACCCCATTGACCAAGCAACTGCACATACGATTCTTGAGCGTTGTAACCGTATGCCGACATCATGGTAAACAGAAAGAACGCCACAAAGATAGCTATAAGCGCCATAGGGCGTATATTCTTTGATAGCCAGCTATCACTAACCATGTCAGATTTCCATCGGTCTGACACGTTATTCATTTCAACCTCAAATAACTTGGTTTCATTAGCCATTTTAGCTAACTCGCCATCATTAGCCATAGTTGCCAATTGCATCTGTGCCTTGGCTTTGGCTTCTGGGTCTGGTATTAGCTTATCAATTAGCTTACCACCAACATTTAAAAGTGCATCAAGTCCAAACATATTAAATCTCTCTTTCCATCATTGCTGTTACTGCGTCAATTTGATAATCTTTCAATGGCTCATCTTCGCCACTTTCAAGAGAATCATAAATTATATTCAAAGCTTTTAATACCGCTGTATCGTAAGATTTAGCGTTTATTTCAAACGTGCATCGTACTACAAGTGTTACTTTTCTTTTGGTCATGGCGATGCCTTTAATCCTTTGAATACAACAACCGCTGATGGAAAGGGTGCGCTGTTTTTTGACCCTCCAAACTTCAGCCGCCCTTTGACAAAAGTTACCGACCCGTGAAGTGCGTAGTCGTGCCACCACTTTGTGTCCGTTCTTGCTGGAACTAAGCAGACAACCGTGTTTCCAGCCTTGGATTCTTCGTATGCTTTTTTCATCCAAGTGCCGATGTGCTTACCGTATGGGGGATTCATCCAGCACGTACCAGTCCACGGCTTCGACAGCCCATTAGCCGCTTCGTCAAAATAATTGAAGCACTTTGCATTGGACGCATCGGCGCATACATCAATATCAAACGGCCCAAACTCAGTGCTCATCTTGTTGAAAAAATCGACAGGCGTAGCCCACTGATCGGTATTGCTTGTAAAAAGACCTGTATTTAACTTGGTCATGGTGAAGCCCTCAGACCGTAAAAGCGCAGGGTGTCTAAAATCTCACCTTTGAGTTGCAAGCGCCGCAGAGCGTCCACCAAACGAGGGTGAATATCGTTGCGGCTGGCTTTTTTCGATGTACCGAAGCCGTAGGTAATTTGCTTAATATCGCCAGCCAGCTTTGGCCCCACAATCGAATGCCGCTTGAGTAGCGCCAAGCCCACATCTTTGTTAACCACCACGGCACCGTTAGCGCCGTACTTGCCAATAATCAGTTGCTGAAAACTCTCAACAATGCTTGGCTCAATCACAAGGCTAGTGGGTTCAAAACCTGCAACCGCCCGTTGGCTCACTAACTCCTGCGCCACGATGGATGTACCGCTAGGCCCGTAAGCGCCGATAATCATCCCGTCAAGGCTTTTTAAATCAGAGTAAACCCACTTGTTGCGGCTCGTTACAAAAAAGCTGTAGCTTGTGTTTACGATGCTTGGTGACAAGTAAAAGAACTCTCTACGCTCAGGCACCTCAAGCAAGATGGAAAACACCACATCGGCTTCACCAGAAACCGCTTGCTTGTACGCTTCTTTCCACGGTAACAAGTCAAACTTGCATTGCAGTTGCGCTTCCTCGCACAGCTTACGCATCACGCTATACATTGGCCCTTGGATATTGCCGTTTAGCAGGGTCTGGAACGGGGGAAAATCCTCGGTCACAATCCGCACCGTTTGTCCGTAGGCTGCACCCGCAGCAAGGAGGTAAGCAAGAATGTACTTAATCATGGGGAACCTCAAAACATAAATCCGTTAAAACTGTGCTGTGCTGACGCAATGAGAACATCGGCCGCCAGAAAACAACCGCCTTGCTGCACCACTGTCCGCTGATGTGCGGGGGCAAAATAATCGAGCGCAGCACAACGTAGTCATCGGTCTGGTTAATTACTACGCCGCCTTCAATGGCTACTGCGTGTTCTTGGTTGCCTTGTCTGTATAAAGTCCTATAAATGGTCAGTTCAATATTGTCGGAACCCACGAACCCACGGCTCTCGGTCAGCACATTCACCCCGTTTTGCTTAGTGATCGTGGTCACGCTATCAGTTGCTTCAATCGGCACTTCGCGCACTAGCGTGATGTACACAATCACCGCCAGAAACAAAGTGCAAACAAAGCTAAACCAGCCGCCGATTCGGATAATCCAGTGGGCACGGGTACTCATTTTTTAGCCTCCACTGGGGCTTGACCGCCTACCGCCACAAGTACCAACTCCTTGAACTTGGCTTGGCTACCAACCACCAGCAAACCAATCACAAACAGCGCCGCTGCTTTAAGCGCGTTTTTGTAAATGTCCTGCTTGATACCGTCCCAAAACTTGCGGTTTTCTTCTTTGCGTTTAGCTTCGCGTTCCTCGCTCGCCTTGCGCTCTGCTTCCCGCTGCTCAATCAGCAAGTGCGATTCGTGGTGCCTTGCGGGGTCGCCGTTAGGCACCGCCTTCACAAAAGTCTGGTACAACTCCCCGACTTGCCCTGATAGCTTGTCAATCTTGCGGGTCTGGTCGCTCAGTGCGTTACGCACCCACTGACTCGCAGCGCGGTTGTCGCCCCTGCGGTCAAGCGGGTCAAGATCGTTGGTTTTGGTGTCGTCGCTCATGGTGTTACCTATAAAAAAGTCCAACAATCAGTTTGCACATTACCGTAAAACGGTTTATTTTGTGACCGTAAACATGGCCTGTTACTTCAAAAAATAACCTTTTTGGCAAGGCTTGCTTTGTCCAATTGTCAAAGAAGAAACCGTTAAATTCTCCTACGCAATGATTGTTGCCGCCGCCATTACTTGCAACAATGTGGAATCTATAATTGCCTATAAAGATGTTTTTAATAAACTCAAACAGACTACCGCAGCATAAAAACCAAAACACGGTAAGCGAAAAATCTTCACAATCGCCGCGATAAGAATCATTTGCATTGTGCCGCATAACAAACCAAGCATCTTTTAGGATGCCGGGGTCGTTGGTGTAAACGTATTTGCTAGCTACGTAATCTATTGATTCGTCAATGGTCATTTGTTGTTACCTGTTAGTGAATTAATATTATTTACCCGTTGATTGTACAGTTCGTTACTTGCTTTTGCCGCCCTTGTTTTTGGCGCTGGTCTGTAATCAATTGGGTGCGCGTGTTTTGCTTGATACTCAGGCTTAATCATGCTTTTTGAAGCTATTTTTGAACCAATAGAACGAATACCAGCGCCAGCAGCAGCGCCAGCAATAGCACCTTCATATCCAGCTATAGAACCACCCAACATAGCGCCACTAGCAGCAGCTATGCCTGATCTGGTTATTTTTGGCATTGCTTGTGCCGATGGAATTTGCGTAGTCATCAAATTGGGAAAAGTTGCAGCAACTTTGCCAATGTCAGCGCCAACACCAGTCATATTTCCTTTACGTTCATCTAGCAATTTTGCATAAACTTGTGGGTCAACAGTTTCATTTGCAAAATTAATAGCACGTTCATGGTCATAAATTTGTGCCATTCGTTTTCTAGCTTGTTGAAATTCTTTTAACGTTTGCGCATTTGGCGCGTTTTCGTCAATTAGTTTTTCAAGTGCATTGGCAATTCCCATGCGTGCATCAGCTTGGGCTATATCAGCAGGAGGTGGGTTACTGCCGCTGTCACGGGCTTTATAAACACTTTGCGCGTTGCGCCGCATTTGTCGAATGTCATCAATAATTTGTTCTCCACTTCGACCTGCTTGTAATTCTTGTGTTACGTCATCTATCAAAGTTAAAACAATTTTAGCTTGTGATTTTCCACCTAATGTAGCAGGTTTGTCTAGCGATCTAATAGACGCAAGAACATCATCACTAACTTGTAAAACTGGCATTTCACGAATAGGGGCGTATGGTGCACTTGCTTTGTCTAACGCTTTATCAAAAGCAGTAATGTTTAATTTTTCCTCTGGTGCAATCCCTAAATCTTTTCTAACAACTTTAGTGGCTTGTTCTGCGTTGTGTTTTGCGCCAAGTGCATCAAATTCAGGGCCGACAACTGCACTTTTTAATTTGTTTAACTTTGTTGGATTGGTAACAGCAGGATTAACTACAAAACCTTGACGTTGTGCCGCTTGTGCAGCATCAATAATAGGGGCGCGTTCATAAGATGTAGCCACATTAGCAGTTTGTGTTTTTGCGGAACGATTGGCAAGCGCATTGCCAGCAGCGCCCGACACTAAAGACCCTTCAGAACGGGCTACATCACCAATAGCGCGAGTAGCTGGTGCTAATGAATTTACGGGGCCACCCAAATGTAAACCAGCCAAAGGAATTACCGCTTCTCCAATGGTTTGTAAATTTCTTTGTGCTTCTGGTGTTCGTGGTTGATAAAATTGCCCTTGCACTTCTTGCCCAAACTTAGCAGCAGCAGCTTTACCTTGTGGTGTAAATGCTTGTCCTTGAGTAAATTCATGCCCTAATTGTGCAATAGGCGCAACTACACCGCCAACAGCGCCGCCAACCATTGCGGGTATTGTTTCAAGGTTTCCCATAGCACGTTCAAATAATGAACGTGGCGCATCTGGTTCAGCAGGTCTAACAGTGCCAGGTATTCCTTGCTCGGTAGCAGGTGTAGCGGGTTGTGTGGGTGTAGCAGGTTGCTGTGTACGCATACGGCGTATTTCGTCTGCAAATGCTTTGGCATCTGCTGCATTACCAGCAGCGTCTGCTTTTACTAACGCCGCACTGAGTTGTTCAAGTGTTGCCATAATTATTTATACTTATCAAGTAAAGCATCAATGTTACCAGCAGCAGGAGCAGAAGTTCCACCTGATTTATATTGGTATGTTGTGTCATAAGCTTCACGCATTCGAGTTTTTGAACCTTGAATATCGTTAATCAATTGATCTAGCGCCGCCTTAACATCAGCAGAATTTTGACGACGATCAATAGCAGCCACCGAAGCCTGAAGTTGTTTACCTTCTTGGTTAGATACGTTTCCTAATGCGCCGCCAGATTTAGATGCTTCGCGCATATCTTGCAAGGCTTGGAAACCACCTTTAGCAACCACTTTATCATACAAAGCTTGCGCTCTGCTACCTTCACGGGTTACGCTTCCAGTACGGCCATAAATTGCGCCAGTAATGTTTTGCAGTCCAGGATCGTCGCGTAAAGCAGTAAGGTCTTTAATAAAATTGTCAGACTTAGTTTCAAAACCTTTTATTGAAGATGTTGCTTGAGGAAATGATGCTTCACGTTTTTGAATTTCTTTAGGCGGCAAACTTTCCATTGCAGCAGCAGGTGTTTGTCCTATTGCCTGATTGCGTGTAGCGTAAACTTGTTTTCCAGTTACGGGGTCAACAATAGCAACTGGCGGTTGCATACTAGGTTCACGGTTAGCTTTTTGTTGAGCCAATGCAAGTTGCCCCGCTGCTATGTTATTTGCCGCTTTTCCTCTAGCATCAACCATATTTTGACCACGCATAGTTATTGCTTGACCTGCTGCTGCGCGTTGATCTGTTAATGCGTCTTTAACTTTTACTGCTTTTTGCATTTCAAGCGCAACAAATTCAGGGTCGTATTGTTCTGGTATTGAATTTGGATCGCCGCCAAATTGCCCCATCATTGCTACTAATTGCTGTCTTGCTTGCGGCCAGGCAGCAGGGTTTTTTTGTGCCGCAGAATAAAGACTACCAGCTTGGTCAGTAGCTTTTTCCATAATGCCAAGTTTGTCTAATTGCGATTTATTTTTTGCAGCAGCCATTTCTGCTTGGTTTTTAGCCAATGTTGAAGCAGTATTAACGCCTTTTAACCCAAACTGATTTAAACCAGCCATGCCTTCAGGCGTATTTAAATTAGCGCCCTGCAAGTATTTATTCATTGCATTGGTTTGCTCATAATCTTGCTGTTGTTGTGCAAATTGCTGCTGTTGCTGCATCATTTGCATTTCAGCAAGTTTATTTTGACGTGCTTCTTGCCTGCCTTGAACAAAAGACCCTGCTAAGTCTGGTGTTTGCGCGAGTAAATTTGTATTAAGAGCCATAATTGTTACCCTCTATTCATTTGGGTATAGGTCTGGGACATAAAAATTTGCCGATGGTTGCGAATAAGACGAAGCATTAACTGGCCTTTGAGATTGACCACCATAACCGCCGTATCCAATTCCTTTTACAGCGTTAGCTAAAGCGTTTTGTTGTGCCAAGTTAGAAGCCATGCCAATATTAGCCAAGTTTTCACCTTGGTTAGAGTAAAGATTAGACATATTGCCACCAAAATTACCAGCAGCAGCACCAGAGTTATTTGCTGCATTTTGCCCTGACGACATTAAATTGCCCAATGGTTGAAGTTGGTTTGCTCGGTTAGTTTGATACCGTTGAAAAGCATTAGTGTACTCTTGTGACGCAGCATCTTGCCCGTAGCGTTGTGCAGCCTTTAACGCATTGCCACTAATCAACCCGCCGCGAGCCGCAGCCGATTGGTCTAAAGCCTTGTTGCCTTCTTTAAGCCTAAAAGCATAGCCTGGGTCTTGTTGAAAATCAGCCATGCTAAAGTCTTTAGCATATTGCCCATAACCAGCCGCACCTTTATTGCCGCCAAGCCCCATAAGTTCCATTAAGCGGTTTTGCCCTGCAAGCCCCGCAGCGTTGTATGGTTCATTTAACTGGTTTTGACGTTCAAACATTTGACGCTGCATAGCCATAGCTTGTGCATTAGCATCTTGTGTAGTGCGTGAAGCCTGATCTGCTGCTTGCCTATTAGCTTGATTGCTATAAAGCATAGAACCAATATTTAAAGCCGCATTACCATAGTCCATACCACCACCTCCTGTAGAACCACCACCGCCGCCCATAGGCATACCGCCAATATCTAAATTTCCAGAACCGCCCAAATCAGAAAGACTAAACCCACCGTTAGCCCCATTTGCCCCAGTCGCACCAGCATTAGCAGAAGCACCAGCAGCATCGCCAGCAGCACCAGCAGCAGCACTGTCAATTAATTGCCCTGAACCGTAAGATAAAGCCGCAGCCGTTGCGCCTTGACCAAGTGAATCCTCCATGCTGTTGCCTTTAGCCCTAGCTACTGCTGTTTGCGCCGCAGCCGCACCAGCAGGCCCACCATAAATTGATGCGGCAATAACCGCAGCTTCAGGCAACAAAGGAACTTTAACTATTTCTTTTCCAAGATTTTCAACAGCTTTAACTGGATTGCTAATAACGCTAGAAATAGCACTTCCTATTTGGTCAAAAAAACTCATGATATTATTTTCCTTATGTTAGTAGCACATTGTAAGGCGATGCTTGCATAACAACCCAATTAGTGCCATCAGAAATAAGCGTAGCCCAATTGCCAGCAACAGCATCAAGAATAGCCGTACCAGCAGTACCGCCAGCCCTAGGCACAACATTAGAAGAAGCCGACACCAATAATTGATCTTGATAATTTTGAAAATTTAATTGTCGCCCTGCAACGGCAGAAGCAGAAGGTAGTGTAACAGTACAAGTTGAACCAGTTTTGTTATTAATAATCCAAGTTTCACCAGCAGCCACGGTAAAGTCAGCAGTTTTTGTAACGGGTGCCGATGGAACTAAGTAATCAGTACCAGACGTAGCGGCAGATATTGCCGTACCGTTACCCTTTAATAGCCCCGTAATGGTCGTAGAAAGCGTTATAGCAGGCGTAGTAGATGCTGTAGCTACAGTACCAGCAAAACCATTAGAAGATACAACTGAAACGCTTGTAACGGTTCCAACATATTGATCGTTTGAAGTAACCGTAAAGTTAGGGTATGTGCCCGTAATAGCAGTAGTACCAGCACCAATAAGAGAGACAATCTGGTCTGGTTTTGTATTTGTAATGGTTACATTGCCCGTTGCCCCAGAAACGGAAATGCCTGTGCTTGCAATGTTTGACAGTACACCAGTATTACTTACAGTAATTGAACCAGCGCCATTAGTTACAGAAATTCCAGAACCATACCCCAAAGTATTTAACTTGTATTCGCCTGCATTGCCAATTAGCAATTGACCGTTAGTTGGAAAATCGCCTAACCCAGTACCGCCGTTTTGTATTTGCACAACACCAAGGTTAGCGCCAACAATGGTGTAAATATTGTTAAAAAAAACAAACCATTCACGCGACATTAAACCCGTTTTTTCATCAATTAGTTTTACCCGTGGCGCGGGTATTTGCGTAATGTTAAGCATTGGTTGCGCTAATGATAAGTTCAGCGCCCATAATTTCAACTTTTACGGGGTCAGTGCCTGATATTTCATACACACGGTCACGCAATTTTAACGTCATGCCAAGCCTACGCCAAAACACACGTTTGTAATATTGCCCAATTTTGCCCATTGGCGACCAATGTTCATTAGACCAAGTGTGACCACCATCATCAGACCAGCGCAGCATTATTTGCGGGTTAACTCCTTGAGTCGCATAAGCATATTGGTCAGCAATTAAACTTTCGCCAGATTCGGTAATTAGCGTTTCATCAACTTCTGTTTGTAAATTTATTATTTCAGTAAATTCAAACCCATTTAATCCAACACCTGATTCACAATCAAGTTGAAGGCTATGCTGTGTTGTGCGTTTTAGGTTGTTTTGACTTGTTGGCAATGCTCGCCATGAGCGAAGCCATTTTTGCGGCAGTGCATTATCAGCGTAAACATTAAGGTCTAATGTGTAAATGTTGCCGTTTTCAAAATCGCCAACAATTGTATTCCCGCCAAAGTTACACTGGCAGTTGCTACGATGGCGGGTAAAGTTGCCATTGTTAAACCCTGCCCGTTCATGCCATGCATTAGTTGCTATGTCAAACACCCAAGTAGTATTTGCAATTGGAAAAGTAAGCACATAAAAACCGTGGCCTTCT